GGATTCTACGCGCCCTTCACCCAGTTCTCTGAGATTCAGATAACCCTGGAGCAATTCCGTAGGCAACTGCTCCTGATGGACTCCGCCGCCCAGGTCGCTCTCGTTAATGCCTACTCAGAAGTGAATCACAACCTTGATGGCAGGGTACGGGAACTGGTATCAACCATGCAGAGGCGGAAGATGACCGGGTCGCCCATCAAGTCACTCCTCCGCTACCGGGCCATCACCCGGTTCCGAAACAACTTCTGGGTACCGGAGATTTACAGCTATCTAAGTATCCTGGCGAACCAGCTAAAGATTAACGGCACCCAGGCGGTAGCCCTTGCGGAGAAGGCCGCGTTTGAGGCAGTCGCCGCCGGGCTTCCCAAGGGCGTGACACCGGAGATGCTGGCCCGTATGGGAATCGAGTGGAACCGTGTGCCGCCGCAGGCGATGGCCAACATCGTGGCAAGTACCGAAGCCAGCGCACCCGTAGGGCGAATCCTCCACCGGCTAGGCCAGGAGGTCGCCGAAGAAGTGGTGTTCAATCTCGTCCAGGGGATAGCCCTTGGCAAAGGGCCACGGGAGACAGCCAGACGGGTGACTGAGTCAGCAGGGATGGGCCTGAGCAAAGCCCTAACCCTTTCCCGCACTGAGACGATGCGGGCCTACCGGGAAGCCTCGCGGATGCAGTACGCGGCGAACCCGGCTATCGTGAAAGGCTACCGGCGTATGTCCGCCAAAGATGGCCGCGTCTGTATGGCCTGCGTGGTTCTGGACGGGGAACTATATGGATTAGACGAACCGTTGCAGGCCCACCCCAATTGCCGATGTACCCTGGTGCCTGAAACCATCACCTACGAGGACTTGGGCCTTCAGGATGTTCCGATGCCTGAGCCGGGTGATACCGGGAGGGAGTGGTTCCGCAAGCAACCCCGCAACACCCAATTGCAGATAATGGGCAACAGCGAAACGCGGCTGGGAGCCTGGGAGCGCGGTGACGTCACCTTCGCCGACATGGTCAAAGTGACTGACCACCCGGTTTGGGGTAAATCCGCCAGTGTGAAACCCCTGCGGGACATGGGACTAGACCCGGCGGACTACCGCCGCCACAAGGATACGCGGTGGATATGTCTGTCGCCTTGTGAGGAGGTAACCCTCACCCCATACGAAAAGGCCAAGATAGACGCACTGGAAGGCCGTCCGTTTGTTAACGAGGAGGACATCTTGGTCTACCGGGACATCATCGGTGCTGACGAAAGCATCTCCTTGACGAAGCTAGATAACTTCGGGCCGAAGGAACTTGACCCTTCTATGCCTACCGCTCTGCGGGAGCATAACGAGCGGCTGATTGACCAAGCTATCAGCGAACTCCAAGTGAGCCACAACACCCATGCCGATAATCTACTCGCCACCCTAAACGACGAGGTTATGATGCCGCCGGGATTGGAGCAATGGCGAGAGCAGTTGCACCCCGTTAGCCACAAGTTTGACCCGGCCATACCGGTGACCGAACTTCAGGCAGAGGTTCTCAGGGACAATATCGGGACAGGGTTAGCGAGGGCCATCGAGGAATCCCACATGATTTACGGGCGGGGCGTGTCCGCCTCGTTCCAGCGACAGGGTTCCGGTGGCGTCACGACTTTTGGAGATGTCCGGGTGAAGCTAAAGGACGATGTCCTGACCCGCTCCATCTTCTACGACGAAGACGTCGGGCTTCACTGGTCTAAGAATGCAGGCCCGGCTCTCGATATACCTGACATGGACTTATGGGCCGACTTGTCGGTGGACGAGATAGCGGAATTTCGGGAAGAGTTAGGTTCCATGATTGACCCTCGCCGGGTTCACGGAGACCTGGGAAAGGAAGCCATGCGCCGTAGGTGGAACAGGTACGCCAATTTCAGATACCAGCAAAGCGCGGGCCGTCCGGGTTTCGAGCGTTTCACCATCGACGATTTATACGAAGATATGAACGAGGTTTTCGGGCAGACGGAGATGCGGATTTACGGAGGCGTAGATATTAGCGAAATCGACGCCATCATCTTGGAGAAGCAATACCACGAATTCGGCGACTACGACGACTTGGTGGAGATAGCTGAGGCAAAGGGAGTGAGGATTGAGGTGCAGACAAGCACCGAATATAAGAAGATGTACGGCGCGGCGGACGAAGTGGAGGCTTTTGGAGAAGCATTGGATATAGCCAAGCTGGACGCATGGTTTGCACAGCACGTAGCCGCTCTTGAAGATATAGACGACTTCCCGTTAACTGATGCCCTTCTTGAAGATATTAGAAACGAGGGATTCAGCCTAACGCCCTCTCAGATACAAGACTTACACGCGATAGAAAGGGACAAGGATTTCTTTGAGGACATACCGGCCTTGCGGGAGGCTTTAGATAATCAGGCAGAAGAATGGATTATGGAAGGCCTTGTGCCAGAAGGCGGGGTTGTCGCCCGTCGAGGTGGACGATGAAAACGGTTCGTATGATTGCCCCGGCCCGGTCGTTCCCTCAAGTGGCGGTCGTTATCCCCGGCTCGACCGACAAAGGCCTGCCCGAACAGATGGAGGTTTACGGAGGGTTAGGTGACTACTCCAAACCCAAAACCGCACCATCCATCAGCCTGCTGAACGCGGGCTACCTGTTATTCGCGACTCCCCGTGAGTGGGACGAGACCTGGGAGGATGCGCGTAGGCTTTCAGAGATTGCCCTACGCCTAAAGGCGACCCGGTCGCCAGAAATAATACGGACGAGATAGGAGGCTCAGTATGCAGGCAGAACTAGATGGCACAGTTCGGGCGGTGACCCGGAACCGGCGCGGCGTTATGTGGTGTCCCTTCTGCGACCGCAGTACCCAGAATCTTGGTGGAGACCAACATTGCGATGGATGCCACGCCAAGTTCACGGACGACGCAGTAGAGGAATCCCCGGTGGCGGAGGAAGCCCCGCGTCGCCGTGGCCGTCCGCCTCAGACGCCAGCAGAAGAACCGGCTGAGGACGCCGAAGCGGAATAACGGAGCGTGACAATGGAATGCTACCGATGTAAGTCCGACGACTTGATTCTGGCCCCGCTCTGGCCTTACGAGCGGGAGACATATGCGGCCATAGAAATCGTGATGCGCCAGTGCCAGAATTGCGGCCTGGAGCAGAACCGCTATGGCCACGACGAGTTGCTGACTCCCTGCGAAGCGGCCGAGCAGGCACCGGCATCAGCGGTGTCCACCGGCCATGTCTGGAACCCCAATCCCGGTAGGGAACCAAAGCCACTCATAGAAGTTTTCAAGAGTAACTCATAAAAATAAGGAGGCCACGATGGCAGGCAAAGGCGCGGCGAAGAAAGTGAACAAGGGTCTAGGGTACAAGTCCAAAGGCCGGGTCAAGAACGGCCCACCGGCAGACAAGCGGCTCCGCCAGAATAAGTCTAAATAATCCGCCTAGCACCCGGTACAGATTTCTGTTAGAACCAAACTACCGCAACCCGGCGGGTATAAACAGGGGAGGATACATGGTTACCGAAAATACGGCACCCCAAGAGGACGCGGCACCTACCCAGGCAGTCGAAGTCGAACCGACGACGACGGAGTCTACACCGGCACCGGAGCAGACCTTCACCCAGGAACAGGTGAACCGGATGCAGGCTCAAACGCGGCGTGAGGAACGTAGCAAGTTCTCCGATTACAACGAACTGAAAACGCGGGCCACACGGGCGGACGAACTGGAACAGGAGAAACTGACCGAAGCCGAAAAGATGGAAGCGCGGGCTATCGATGCTGAGAAACGAGCGTCTGATGCCCAGCAACAGGTCGCTTCCGCGATGATAGCTTCAGAGGTCAAAGTACGTGCCAGCGCGATGGGCGTCGTCGACCCGGACGCGGCCTTTGTACTCCTTGACCGGAGCAATGTCCGCTACGACACCGCTGACGGCGTCACTGGCGTCGAGGAAGCCTTGACGAGCCTTTTGGAAGCGAAGCCATACCTTCGGGGAACCAACCGGACTCCGAATCTGAATCCAGAATCGGGCCAGCCGGTGACACCCGTCCGGTTGTCGCCTGAACAGAGAGAGGCGGCACAACTGATGGGCCTCAGCGAGGAGGAATACTCGCAGGGACTCTAATCTTTGAACGGCGGATAGAACGCCTAGGAGATAATTATGGCCGCAAATGGCTACGAGTGGCGGTACAACATCAGCGGCGGACGGCCCCTGATTCTCACGTTCCTGATGAAGGATACAGAAACCCTCACCAGGGGCGACATCTTGAATATCGAGTCTGGCGAGGTCGACCTGGCCGCGACCGGGGATGCCGCACTGGCGGGCGTCTTCGTTGGGCCAGCAGACCCTGACGACGCGGTCGATGGCAAGCCCGGTACAGTAGCGGGAACGGACTCAACCACCGAAGTTAAGGTGATTG